AGCGTCCTTGTCCGGGATCGGGTACGACCCGTCGGGCAGCGCCGTGCCGTTCGCGGCGTGCTTCTTGCGCTCGGCCGCGGTGAACGTGCGGCTGTCCTTGGCCACGTCGTCACCGAGGTACGTCCAGACGCTCTCTTCCGTCCAGTCGTCCCGTGCGGCCTTGCCTGCCATCTGGTCCGTGCCATCGGTGATCATCGCGCCCTCCTGCTCACATGACAGCCAGCACTTCAGCGCCGACGCCGCCTCCAGCAGCAGGCCGATGTCACACACCTCGTCGAGGCAGCCCGCCTCCAGCTCCTGGGCCTCGTAGCCGATCAGCTTCGCTATCAGCGCGATGGCCTGCTTGCCGCCGTCGATGTCCGGGGCCTCGTCGATCTCCCCGGCGGCGTTGACGGCCTTGAACAGGACACCCGGGTCCACGCCGGGCGCCTTTGCGCCCGAGCGGGCCAGCGCGGCGGCGACGGGATGCCACGCGGGACGGCCCTGCGGCTGAACTTCAGCGGGTTCAGCGGGCGGCGGTGAAGGTTCAGCCGCTTTCATGATCAGGAACGGGAACCCGGTTGCCCCGGCCTTCACCCCGTCGAGCCGCGTCGGTGAGAACTCCACCAGCTCGGTAATGCCCAGGTCGCCGTCGTCCGGCGGGGCCTTGACCGCCGGGGCCGTGCTCGTGTCGCCCATCTCAGCTCCTCAGCGCCGCGATCTTCGCCGCGGACGGCGTGGCCCGCCGCGCCCTGCCCTGCATCGACTGGCCGCCGATCTCCCGCGCCTCGATCTGCTCCCACGCGGGCGGCGTCCACAGCGTCCCCACCATCCAGTCGCCCGCCCGGACCACCCACTCGCTGTCATCGGCGGCCTTCACCGTCCAGTCCGGGCCCCGGTACACATACGACTCGACCACGGTCCCGGCGCCGTCGGTGCCCTCGGCGTGATGCAGGCCGATGGCCGGGGAGTTCGCCAGGAACGACCACGCCGCCTTTTCCACCGCCTCCGGGCTGGCAAAATCCCGGTGACCGTCCGCGGCCCGTGCTTCGTCGGCGCGGTTGGCCGGGTAGGCGACGGTCAGCGTGTACCGCTGCGCGGCGTCGGACTTGACCACGATCCCGGCGACGGTCTCACCGTCCCAGGTGCCCTTGGCGGCCCCGGGCTCGATGGTGACCTTGCCGCTGCCGTCCTCCACAGTGACTTTCACATGCCCTCCCTGGGCGCGGCCGGGTGATGCAGCCCGGTCTGCTGCTTGTACAGGTCCGCCACGATCATCCGCGCCGTCCGCGCCTCAGCGTGGGCCCGCTTCGCCGCAGTGTGCTCGGACAGCATGGCAACGTGAGTCACGCCGTGCGCCTTCATCTGCCGCCAGTGGGCGATGCCGATGCCGGTCAGCGTCCAGAAACTCGGCGGCAGGACGTTCTGCCAGAGGTAGGACAGGACCCCCATCACGTCACCACCGGCATCAGCGCGCACCGATCGTTTGGGTGGATCGGCGGGGACATGTCCCCCGACGGGAACGGCTGCCCCATCGGCACCGCCCCGGCCGCCACGTTGGCGTCACAGCGGGGGCAGACCTTCGCGTCCTCAGCGCTGAGCCAGGCCCGCTCCCGGACGCCAGTCTGCTCATACGACTCGACCGTGGCCGCCGACTGGGCGCGGGCCATCTCCGTATGCGCGACCATCCGGGCGCGCTCCGGGTTGTCGAGCACGTTCTCCAGCTTGGCGGCCAGGTCGCTGATCGAGTTGCGGGCCGGGAGGACGTCCTGCATCGAGTACACGCCGGGCGGCTTGTGGTACTGCTCGATCTCCCGCACGTCGGAGGCCAGGGCGCTCTCCAGCACACCGGCCAGCTCACCCACCCGCGACTCGGCGATGGACTGAATGTGAATGTCCGCGTCGGCCAGGAGCCGGGCCAGGCCGTCGCCTGCGATCTGCCGGGCCGCAGCATGGTCACCGGGCGTCCACCCGCGCCAGTCCGGCGGCTCACCTGCGACCACCGCTTGGGCGGCCTGCTGGCCCAGCACCCACCCTTCGGCCCACAGATCGCCCAGGACGGCGCGCAGCGCCCGGCGGATGGCTGCGGCTGCGGCGCCCAGGAACGCGGCTAGCGCGGGACTGACAGCCTTGGCCGCGAACGAGCCGGGGTTCAGCGCCGCCCACGCCTCAGCCAGCTTCCCCGTGTCGATCGCGGCGGTCTGCGCTTCGCGGATCCGCTCCGCGTAAATCCTCACGAGATCCTGGTCCCGGTCCCAGCCAGGCCACGCCTGGCGGGCACTTTTGGGCCGGGCGCTTTGAACACCACCCGCCCGTCCGCGGCCATCTCCGGCGGCGCGCTGTCCTTGGCGAGGGCCGTGCACTCGAACTGGCCGCGGCGGGCGCCGTTGTGCCGCCACTTGCGCCACGCGGCCACGTCACCGTCGGCGTCCGCCGCTTTGGCCGCGCCGTCCTGCTGCTGCTGTGGCTGGCCCGCCTGGCCCGGCTTGCCCGGGAGGCCGGTCCCGGCGGCCGAGCCCGCACGCTGCCCGCCGGGACCGGCGTCCTGCTCCCCCGGCGCCGCGGCAGGCGGGGCCTGCGCCGGGGCGACCATCGCACCCGCCGGGGCCAGCTCCGACGCGCCGTCGAGGAACACCACGCCCCGCTGCATCTGCAGCATCGGCATGTCAGCCTCAGCGAAGTCATACGCCGACACACCCTGCCGGGCCCGGTCCTCGTTGATCGTCATCCGCCCGCTGACGACCCGCGCCAGCGCGACCGCGTCCGCCGCCGCCTCGTCCTCGGACTCCAGGCCCAGGATCGTGACCTTCAGCGCCGGGGGCATGCCCAGATGCCGGATCATCAGCTCGGTAGCGATCCCCGCCAGCCACTTGCAGTCGGGGATCCGCGTCACCCGGTTGAGAACATCCTCCTCACCCTCATGGAATGAGGCACCGAGCGAACCCACCTCCGGGAAGCCCAGCTCGGTGGCGGTCAGCCCGAAGTCCCCGGCGACCAGCTTCACCAGGAACATGTCGTACTCAGGTTTGTACCGCTCGGGGATGTCAGTGGTCTGCACGGCCTTGGCGCCCGGCGGCAGCATCCGGAACTTCATCCGCTCCTGCGTCGACCCGCCCAGCTGCTCGTTCAGCATCTGCAGCCAGTCCGCCCACTGATCCGGCGACCACCCCGTTTCGGGGCTGGTTTCGAGCAGCGTCGCCGGGATCGCGCCCTCGGTGTACTCGGCCAGGATCCAGCCCATCCGCCGCATCCACACCAGGCCGTCGAGCAGCGCGATCTCCACCGGCGGCATGCCGTACGGCGACCCGAACCCGCGGATCACCCGCCGCCGGTACAGGATCTCATCAGCGGACATGCCGCCCCGGATCTCGCCCTCGGCGTCGATGTCAGCTGTGTACTCGCCGCGCGGGAAGCCGTACAGGATCTGCTGCACCGCCGGGTACGGCGGCAGCGGGCGCCCGCCGGACTCATCGATGAGCGGCTTGAACAGGTGCCCGTCGGGGATCTCCAGGCTGTACAGGTCGCCGCCGAGCGTCCTGCGCGGGTAGACCACGGCGGCGTCGTATTTGAGCATGTTCTCCAGCAGGAGCTTGCCCCACGCCGTCCAGTCCAGGCCGTTCTTGCGGTCCGGCTCGGCGAGCCACTCGCTGATGCGGGAGATGTCCGCCGTGTACCTGCCGCGGAGCCCGGCCTCGACGTCGGTTTTCGCCGACCCGGTGAGCAGCGCCTCGCGGGTGACGGCGGCCGGGTCGACGGTCACCGCGTAGTCGAGTTCGGCGATGGCCTTGCGCCGTTCGATGCACTTGCGGAACAGGGGCATATCCGCGGCGCGCTGAAGCGTGTCCCACGGGACGTGGGCGGACACCTGCCCAACCTGCACGTTGTACGACAGCGGGTACTCGCCGAGCCGCGGCGGTGGCTGCTGGCCGGGTTTGCGGGGCGGTGAGATGAACGCCGGGTTCAGCGGCTGGCCGGGATTGAACGGGACCTGCGACCACAGCGGGTTGCGGGGCAGCGCGGTCGACGCGGCGATACCGCCGGTGGCCCTGACTATGGCGAGGACCTGGTCGGCGGTGTAGGTGGCCGGGGTCAGGCCCGTAGCGCCGTAGGGGTGGCTGGCCTGCTGCGAAGGCTGCCGCGCGCGGCTACGGCGCGCTGACCGGCTGGCCATCGACTACTGCCCGTCGCCAGTCATGGCCGCCCTGCACGCCGGGCAGGTGACAGCGGCCACGTTCGCGCAGGTGAAAGTACCGGAACCGTGCTGTGCGCCGCACGGCGCCGGGCCGTCCTCCCCGGTTTCGTAGTGAACGGGCCTGTCCGCATCTGACCGCTGCGGCGGGAGTTTCACCTCGAAGTCGTCGTACGGGAGCCGCACCTCGTAGTCCTCGTAGCAGACCGGCTGCCCGTCCTGCCACGTCACCGCCACCCGTATCCGCGGCTGAGCCGCGCCCGCGCGCTTCTCACGGTCCACGCACCGCGCGCAGCCCGGCTGCAGCGGCGCCTGATCCAGCGCCAGGCCCAGCGCCGCGGCGAGCATCATCGCGCCGTCCTGCGCGGAGGTGTCCACCGGGCGCAGCAGCGGGCGGCTGGTGGTGCGCGTGTTGCTCACGGGCCGCTCCGGGGCGTGCGGGGGTGTGTCCCGCCAGGATGGCACAAGCGGTTGCGCAGGACGCAACAGCGCGCTCAGGAGTTGCGCGTGGTGCGTTCCCGGTACGCCTCCAGCGCCTCGGTCAGGATCACGCCGACGGTGACGCCGCGCCGCTCGGCCTCGGCGCGTGCCCACGCCGACAGCTCGGCTGGCGGGCGCCAGCCGAGCAGCGGGTTCTTGTGCTGGCTAGGCATCGGCAGGCTCCACCTGAGCGCCAAGCCGGTGGTCGAACAGCTCATCCTCGACGGCCCGGCGGATGGCGCCTCCGGTGCGGCTCTCCCAGCCGCAGGAGCAGACCACGTCGTATCCGCCGGGCCAGGTGCCACGCATTGTGGCTTGGCACGGAATGCGCTCGCGCGTCCCTCCGTAGGCGCCGCCGCCGGAGTAGACGAACCAGCGGGCGCGGTGCTCGCGCATGGTCTCCGCTGTCAGCATCAGCTTGCTGAGGCTCATCGCTGCTCCCTGGTCTAGGTGGTAACCACCACGTTAGCCCGGTGGTAACCACATGTCAAGTCAGCGGCTCAGCCTGCCACTGCCCAGCGCTTCCCAGTACGCCGCCTGCCCGTCCCGCGCAACGTAAAACGCCAGCAGCAGCGCGTCTGCCTGGTCCGGTGACCTGCCGGTCCGCACCCGGATATCGTCCTTCTTCTCGATCTTCACGCGGCCTTTGACGTCCTCCTCATAGCGCGGCGTCAGCAGCTGCGCGATCGTCGTATCCGCGTCGTCCATCTGGCTGAGGTCCCATAGCCGCTGCTGCGACCCCTCGCGGGCGATCACCCACCACTGTTCCGCGCGTTTGTTGATGAACCGGACCGGGTCCGCGGCGGCCTCGGCCACGTTGACGCCGTGGACCTCCGCGCCGTGATCACCGCGGGCCTTCATGTTCCGCAGCTCACCGACGACGCCCGCGCCGACGCCGATCGAGTCGACCTTGACCGCCGTGGCGCCGGTCTCGCGGATGGCGCGCAGCACCAGCCGGGAGATCTCCTCCGGCTTATCGGAGCGGTGCGACCACTGGCGGCCCGCGCGGATGCCGCGCCGCTCACGGACCACCGTCTCATCGCCGCCGCCGCCCACGTCCACGCCCAGCTCGACGGGCAGCAGCTCCGCCGCCGAGCGGGCCTCGGGGAACTGGCAGGCCAGCAGGTCCGCGACGGGCACCACCTGCCGCGGGTGATCCGACGGGAACTCGGCCAGCACCTTCGAGATGTACTTGTGATCATCAGCGCCCCACTCCGCGCGGCGCTCCGCAGCCCACGCCGGGGTCACCAGCGCCGCAGCCACCTCGGGCGGCACTTCCTCGCCGGTGAAGTTCGGCGAATCGAAAACGCTGATCTTGTGCCGCGTCCAGCCCGGCCAGCCCGGCGAGCACACCTTCGCGAAGTGGGAGCCGGGGTTGTCCGGGTTGCCGATCGCCAGGATCCGCGAGTTGTCCGAGGTGGTGACCGTCTCGACGGCATCCCACAGCCATTCGGGGACGCCGCCCGCCTCGTCGATGATGACCAGCACGCCGTCGGTGCGGTGGTAGCCCTGGAATGTCGACGGGTCGAAGTCGGACCCGGCGGCGGCGTCGGCGGGCTTGCGGCCGAACGCGGCCAGCCGGTCGCCGACCATCCAGGTGTCATTGAGGGTGGTGCGGCCGGGCAGCGCCAGGCGGCGGTGCAAAGCGCGGATCTCCTCCCACAGGATGCCGTGGACCTGCTGCACCGAGGGCGCGGTGGAGATCACCAGCCCAGCCGGGCGCGTATCCGTCCAGTGCGCGGTTGCCACGGAGGCGATGAACGACTTGCCGACCGAGTGGGACGCCTGGACGGCGACGCGCTTGTGATCCTCGAGCAGGGCGCCGACGGTGCGCTGCCCGGACCAGAGGTGAATGCCGTGGTGAGCCGCCC